AAATTGATTGACCTCAACTTTGATACCGCAGAACAGTGTCAGGCATTTGAAGATGGTTCGGCGTTTGATGTTAAGGAAAAACCGAAAGAGAAGTATCAGGCACAGGACATTTACCAGTCTCACGATCAGAGTTCTCATAACGCAGATGAGAGTTCTGATGGTGTGATTGACGGAACATTCAAGGAAGTAGATGAGTAATCTTCTTAAACTTACCCCGGAGAACTATTACACCAAAGAAGCCAATATGCAGTATGTGTCCGTTTCTCAGTACAAAGAGTTCAACGGAACGACTGGAAAAATGGGTTGTGAAGCATATGCTATGGCGAAGCTCCGGGGAGAAGTCGAGGAAGTAACCACAACTGCGTTAATGGTAGGCTCCTATGTGGATGCCTACTTTGAGGGTACACTTCCTACATTTTCCGCACAGCACCCGGAAATCTTCTCATCCAGAGGTAAAACCGCCGGAGAGTTGAAATCCGAATACAAACAGGCCTCAATTATGATTGACCGTGCCGTGAAAGACCCAGTTTTTATGCAGTACATGGCCGGAGATAAGCAGGTTATTATGACCGGAGAAATTGAGGGGGTTCCTGTCAAAATCAAAATTGACAGTGCGGACGGCAGACGAATCACTGACCTCAAAACAGTAAAGAGCATCACGGAAACCTTTTATGCAAAGGACCTGGGGCAGAGACTTAATTTCTGTGAATGGTGGGGATATGATTTGCAAGCTGCCGTGTACAGAGAAATTTACAGACAGAATACTGGAGATCTCTTACCGTTTTACATCTGTGCTGTCAGTAAGGATAAGACAGACAATATTCCACATCCGAGAATTAAGGTAATCGAAGTGCCACCGTTGATGATGGATGAAAAACTGGCAGAGGTCAAAAGCAATATCGTAAAAATTCAGCGCATCAAAGACGGAGACATTGAACCACTTAGATGTGAGGTCTGCGATTACTGTGCCGACACTGAGGTTTTGGATGGACCTATATCAATGGATATGCTTATGGGAGAGATTTAATGAGAGATTCAATTATTGTGGATATGAAATATGCGGATCTTGATATTATCAACGGTCAGTATGGGGTTGAGAGGCATCACTGCCTCGGAGGTCCCAACCGAAAAAAAGCAGATGAAGATGGCTTATGGGTTCCACTCACACCAGAACATCACAGAACGGGGAAGATAAGCGCACACCAGAGCACAGAAGTACAAAAACTGTTGCAGATAATAGCACAGCTCTCCTACGAACTCAATGAGGTATCACAAGGACTTACCGTGGACGAAGCACGGAAAAAGTTCTTTGATAGATACAGAAAATTCTACATTTAGGAAAGGAAGTGATAAAAGTGGCAGAGAAACTTACATTGGCATCTATGTGTGCCGGAGGCGTTCAGGAAAGAATCGACAGAGCGTTGGCAAAGATTTCTGACAACATTCTCGATTTGAATACGGATGCCAAGAAGAAAAGAACTCTCGACATTAAGATTGTTCTCACTCCATCAGAGGATGATAGAGAAGATGTTGCTGTTGAGGTTCAGACTTCCGTTAAGTTGGCTCCTGAGATGGGACTGAAAACTCAGTTATTCATCAACAAGGACTTCCGTAGCGGCGTAACAACCCTTACAGAACACGCAAAGGGCGCAATCAAAGGTCAGCTTACTCTTGATGAGTGCGGTATGTGCATGGACCCGGAAAAGGATTCCACACCGACAGCAGAGGAACTTGGTTGCGATCCTGAGACTGGAGAGGTACTGGAAGAAAAATCAGAACCTCCGAAAGAGGGAAAGAAAGTAATCAGCATGAGAGACGCAGTAAATAGTTAGGAGGATATTATGTTTTTCAAGGAAGCATACGAAGCTCTCAAACAGGGAGCTATCGTTAAACTACCGGAATGGGCTGGATATTGGAGATGGGAGGATAATTCCATCAAAATGCACTGCAAGGACGGAAAAGTATTAGATATTCGTGAGACAGACAACGTTGACTACACGCTCACTTTCATCCTCAGAGATGATTGGGAGATTGCAGCCGGTCCCGATGTAAAAGACTTGAATATCCAGACATTCACATTCGGAGAAGCAGTACGCAGATTAAAAGCAGGGCAAAAAGTAACCCGTAAGGGATGGAATGGAAAAGGAATGTTTGTTGTTTACCAGAAAGGTTATCCGCAGGGTATTCCGTGTAATAAACAGACAGCCGAAGCGTGGGGACTCAATGAGGGAGATTTGTTTGTATGCAATCCGTATTTACAGATCCGTTGCGTTGACGGCTCACATTCCATGTGGGTTCCGAGTATCAATGATTGCCTTGCCGAAGATTGGTGTAGCGCACAGTAACAGGAGGAAAATATGTTAAAAGCAGCTATTGAGAAAATTCTTTCTCTCGATGCTCCTCATATTGAGGAAATTGAGGGAAGAACCTATGTAGACAAAGATATGACACAGATCGGCAAGGAGCTCAGAGCGACCAGTATCACAATGAACAATCTGAGCAGCCTTGTGGATTTCATCAAAAAGAGTAAGGCTGATTTCAAGACCGGTCATTACATCGCCCAGGTGGTTTCTCCTACTGAGGTTCGTCTGTTCTCCAGTTTGGATGCAGACCGTCAGAGAGAAACACTGGCAGTTGTCAAAGCAGAGATCCCGGAGTTTTCATTCGGTCAGTTCATCGGAAACGAAGAGTTTGTTATCGGTGTGCAGTCCAAGTTCTTAAACGAGGATGCTGAGGCAAATGATAAGCCGATCATCTTACAGTTTGCCGGAAATGTTAAGGCCGGCACTGTTGCAGAATACGGAGACACCGGAGTAGGACAGAAAGCGGCAATCAAGAAAGGCGTTGCCTCTCTGCAGGAAGTTGAAGTTCCGAGTCCTTGCCGTCTGATGCCGTACAGAACCTTTACAGAGGTTGCACAGCCTATGAGTAACTTCATTTTCAGAGTAAAGGACAATGATCGCTATGGCGTTACCTGTGCCTTGTTTGAGGCAGACGGAGGCGCATGGAAGAATGAGGCGAAAGCCAACATCAAAGCGTATCTCGAAAAAGAACTTGCGGATGTATCAAACATTTTCGTGATTTCCTAAATAATCGTAACCCGTAAATATGTTTCTGCAATTATCTCCTAAGATTGGTCTCTGAGGAAAATATGTCACGAAAGCCGCAGAACACACAAACGGTTTACCTCCTTTTAAGAAATTCGATTAGTTAAATGGTATAAACCCTGACAAGGATCTTTTGTTAAATTACCCAGGAGCCGTCATTCCGGCGGCTCCACCCATAATGAAAGAAAGGAGGGCTTAGGGATGCACAAGGTTGTTATCAAAGGAAATTATTACGGCAGAACCAGAACCTTACCGGATCTTAACGATTACCTACATGAGTGTGCAAGGCATCCTCAGATGGGTGCAAAAATGAAAAGAGATTACCAGATGATCGTGTGTAACGCTATCAGGACACAGTTGCCGAGACTTACGATTACAAACCCTATCATCATTCATTACAACTTCTATGAGCCGGATAAACAGCGTGACAAGGGCAATATTTTTTCCTTTGCAGACAAAGTTTTTCAGGATGCTTTACAGAAATGCGGAGTGATTAAAAACGATGGATGGAAAGAAATCGAAAACTTTACGCATGACTTCTATGTGGATAAGAAAAACCCAAGGATTGAGATATTCCTTGAAGAGATAGAGAAAGGACCGTTCGATGGCTGAGAAAAAGTATTTTTGGCTCAAAATGCCCCGGAACTTCTTTGAAAAACACTATATCAAGATACTTAGAGCAAAGGATAATGGCGATCTTTTGGTTATGTTCTATATATGGATGATTACAGAGTCAATCGACCATGAGGGCAAACTGCGATTTTCCGAAGATATTCCGTATGACGCAGAAATGTTGGCGGAAGCATCCGGTTTTGCGTTACAGATTGTTACACAAGCGTTACAACAATTTTCAAAATTACAGCTTGTGGTTACGGAAAGTGACGGCACACTATTTTTACCAAAATCTCTGAAAATGATTGGGTCTGAATCGGCATCCGCACAGAGGGTTAGGGAGTATCGGGAGAGAGAAAAAAACAAGACAAAACCCACTGAGACACCCGAAAACGCTGAATGTAACGAACGTGTAACAGAGAGTAACGTTAATGTTCAAAAAGGTAACATAGAGAAAGAGTTAGAGAAAGAGTTAGAGAAAGAAAATAAAAAAGGGGGAAAGAGGGAAACTACCCAATCAATTTTTGAAAGGCTTCTCCCTGAGTACACCATATCTGATGTAATGGCAGATAAACTTCGCGAATGGTTCAAGTATAAGACGGAACGGAAAGACGGATATAAGGAACAGGGCATGAAGTCGTTGTTAAAACAGGTTGCCAATAAGGTCTCTGTCTATGGAGATACTGCCGTATGCAATCTTATTGATGAATGTATGTCGAATGGATGGAAAGGCATTATTTGGGATAAATTGCAATCATCTTCTGCATACAGAAATAGCGGAGATCGCATTGGAAACAGAGTAAAGGATGTGGATGGCTGGTAATGGAAAGAGAAGAATTTAAGATTTTGGTAAAAGCTATGAAAGCGGTCTACGCACAGCCGACATTCATACCAGATAAAGACGCTTTCGATGTGTGGTATGGATTATTACAAGATCTTCCGTATGAGCAGGCAAACTTGGCAATACAAAAGTACATGACGAGTGAACGTTTTCCTCCAACCATCGCAGATATTCGCACTAAAGCAACGGAGATTATTGCTCCGGCGGAAGAAAGCATGAGCGAACTGCAGGCATGGGCGTTGGTACAGAGGGCGTTAAGGAACTCCGGTTACAACTCAGAAGAGGAATTTGCAAAACTGCCGGAGGCGTGCCAAAGAGCTGTTGGAACGGCGGCAAACCTCAAAGAGTGGGCGTTGATGGATTCAGACCAAGTGGCAACCATTGAACAGTCGCACTTTATCAGGAACTATCGGACTTCGGTGCAGCGGATGAAAGAAGAGGCACGCCTGCCGGAGAATGTAAGGATACTCATAGCCGATATGGGGAAGAAACACGCAGCACTTATGGAAAAAGCAGTAGACCCACAGATAGAAATGCAAAAAATTGAAGTGCCGGAGGAAAAGACCGAACCACCATCCGGCATGTCAAACGAAACCAGAAAGAGACTGGATGAAATGTATGAGAAGTTCGGTGTTAAAAAGTAACGGAGGAAAGGGCAGCGCGCATAAATCCTGGGAACCTCTGAAATGGATTGAGAAAATTATCATACAAAGAGATGAGGGAAAGAGGATTGTGTCCGAAGTGTGGTAAAGAAAACCCAACGCCGGAAAGATCCATGTGTCCTGACTGTGCGGCAAGAAATTCTGAATTACGCAAGCAGAACCGAAAATACCATGAAAGGATTGGGATATGCACTCATTGTGGGAAAAATCCAGCAGAACCTAACAAAAAGCTATGTTATGAGTGCTTGGGTCAATTTCAAGATAGTTATTCGGAAAAAGGGAAAACCGATGAACAGAAAGAGAAAGATCGGCTGAGGAAAAGGCAGTTAAAACAGACACGCATCGAAAACGGACTATGCCCCAGATGCGGAAAACATCAATCACAGAATGGTGGTTTATGCCAGAGATGCAGGGCGTATTTGAAAAATTACAGAGACAAAAACCGATGCGATTTGTCACGTTCAGAGAGACCGGACTACGGCATTTGCTATATATGTGGCAAAAATCCAACAATGAAAGGGAAAAAGGTGTGCGATAAGTGTTATGAAACACGGCTGAGTACCTTACCGGCAATGTGGGAAAATGCGAATAATGACTACTTCCGGCAGCTTAATTATGCGAGATTTTGCATGATAAAAAATCAAAGAAAGGAGAAAACGAGTGGATCAGATTTCAATGTTTGATTTAATGTACCCAACATTTAAGACTGACAACCCAGTGCGATTGATAGAATTGTTTGCCGGGGTTGGTTCTCAGGCGATGGCACTTCGTAATCTTGGCGTACCGTTTGAACATTACCTTATGTCTGAATGGGAAATGCACGCCACGGCATCATACAAAGCTATTCACATGGCGGACGATGATACGGATTACAGTGCAGAAATGAGTTCTGAGGATGTTATACAGGCACTTACTCAGTTGGGAATATCCGTGGATGGAAAGAAACCTCTCACGGAAGAGCAGATAAGGAGTCATTCATACAGTGACGCATGGCGCAGAGAATGTTACAACAACATAAAAGCCACGCACAACCTTGTCAACATTTGCTCAATGAGGGGGGGTGATCTGGCAATAACGAATACTGACAGATACACCTACCTTATGACGTATTCGTTTCCATAAGACCTTGCCAGGACTTATCACTCGCCGGAAAGATGCGAGGAATGAAAAAAGGATCAGGAACACGTTCCGGGTTACTGTGGGAAGTTGAAAGACTTCTGAATGAGACAGAAAATCTTCCCCAGATACTTCTCATGGAGAATGTGCCACAGGTTATCAGCGCAGACAATATAGACGATTTTCATAGCTGGTGCAGCTTTCTTGAAAGCAAGGGATATAAGTGTTATACGCAGATCCTCAATGCAAAGGATTACGGAGTGGCACAGAACAGAGAGCGTTGTTTCATGGTATCTATTTTGGGAGATTATAATTACAAATTTCCGCAGCCGGTTCCACTGGATAAGACAATGAAAGATTATTTGGAGGACGAGGTAGACGAAAAGTATTACATCAACTCTGAAAAGGCACAGAAACTCATCAAGGACTTACGAGAGAGCGGTCAGTTAGACGGTATCTCAAAAACCGTTAGGGGGGCAGAGGCTCAGTAGACCGGCATCATTGGGATGCGGTGTTACAGAAGTAGACAGCTCAGATGAACCATGAGCCGGCCATTGATTGTGGCTCATACGGGAACAGGCGGAGAAAGAGGACGTATAATGTCCCCGGATGGCATATCAGTGGCATTGTCGGCAACGGATTATAAAGATCCACCGAAAGTTTTAGTGGAGGAAAAAGCAAATGGCAGACAGAATAATCGTAGTCGGCTCACTGAACCCGGAAAAAGAAGTCCAGGACAGGGTCCGAGTTTTATCGGGGGGGGGTATTTGCCAAGCAATAAGGGCAACAGACTACAAAGATCCTCCGAAAGTGCTTGTGGAATCTACGACCCATACAATAAAGCATTGTACAAAATGATATGTCCTACCCTATTGGCGAGCGACTACAAACATTTGAAATATGTAATTGAGGAACTATGAAATGGCAAATAAGGTACGCTGTATACAACTGGGGAATATCGCCGTAGGAAAGAGTTGGGATAATCCTCAGAGCGGAAGAATTTATTCCGCAGACGGAATTGCCCCGACCCTAAACACTTGTGGGGGGGCAATTTGGAACCAAAGATATTAGAAATCAAGGAAAGGAAAGAAAATATTGCAGACCGGGATTAAGAGGTTAGGCAATATTCTCCCCACTTCCACGAGAGAGAACCCAAACCAAGGGCGAGTGTATGATACCGGAGGCATAGCTCCGGCGATTACGAGTGGGGGGGTACTGTACCTTGCATAATAACAGAGACGGAGGCGGAAACGTGGTTGAAAGAATCATTGTTGCAAGCAGAGGGCGAAACCCAAGCAATCCATCAGACAGAACCATAGGCGCACCAACGGAACAACGATTAGAGCCAAACTCAGAGGGGTTGTGCAATACACTTACTTCCGTCCAAAAAGACAACTATGTTTTGGAGATAAGGACGGTGGATGATGGATAGAGAGTATGTAGGAATCAGACAGGCAACACAGAAAGGTTATATCGAATGTGAGATTGGTGGAGTTGCGGATTTCTCATACCCAACAAGTAAATTACGGCGCGGAAGAGTGCAAGGCGGCGGCCATGTATGCCCTACACTTACATCCCAAAGCATGGGGATTTGTCGTATTGAAAGAATTGTTCGGGGGGGGGCAGGACGGTATGCAGCATAGCGACAATCTCACGGAAAGGAGTACAGAAATGGCAAAGGTAGGGCAGATTTCCAACGAGGGAAGCCAATGCGGATCTGTTTATTCTGATAACGGAAATTCTCCAACGCTGACCGCCGGAACGCATGGAGATGCGAACTCAAAGGTTTGCACAGAGTACCGCATAAGAAAGCTCACTCCAAAAGAGTGTTGGCGGCTGATGGATTTCTCAGATGCAGATTTCCATAAGGCGGAGAAAGTAAATAGTAACACACAGCTTTATAAGCAGGCCGGAAACAGTATCGTGGTAAATGTTCTGGTTGCAATCTTAGGGCAGTTATTCATCGGAAAAGAGGATGTATATAGAGACTGCAAGGTAAAGAAATAGGAGGCAATATGCAGAAATTAAAACAGATGGTAGTAATGAGAGAAAGCCACGAAAGAGACGAGGGAACAATGGGATTTCACGATTATGTGACAGTGAAAGAGGACTTCAATAAATTCGTGGATAGAGTAACAGAGGCTTGCGAAACAGTTAATGGCAAATTTTTGGGAGTTTCTTATCCTAACGAAGATACCGCCGTTATTCTGTATAGATGGTCTGACGGATTGCATTAAATTTTTTTGTAGAAAATGTTTAGTCAGACAAACGAAAATGTGAAAGAAAGGAGAAAAATCGGTATGTTAAGAAAAACCGCAAAGGAAAAACAGACAGACGATAAAGAGACTGAGTATGCTTCCTACGAGATTTGCCGGAAGAGCAAAGTCGGAGAGTACATTCAGGCAGGGCAGGAGTTTTTTGTGGCTGATATGAAAAAGAAAAAGATTTACAGCTCCAACGATCTGCGCCTGAGAGAGTTATCGGAAAAAGTAGACTCTGAGGACACATTCGTATTCAAAGAAGCAACTTATATGTAAACAGGAGGACAGTTTTATGAGCAACAGCAGTAATGGAAACAGTGGAAAAGCATCAGGCGGTATCGGATTTTTCGGAGTGTTACAGCTTATCTTAATCACTCTGAAATTATGCAAAGTAATCACATGGTCTTGGTGGTTAGTTCTTCTCCCTATCTGGATTGGGGTTGGACTTACGGCAATTCTTATTGTAATCATCGTGATCGCAACAATTTTGAAGTAGGAGGGAAAGACATTGACGCAGGAGCAGATGAGAAACCTCAACACCATCGTAGAAACATATGGAAACGATGCACAGGAGGATATGGCTATTGAAGAGTGTTCGGAACTCGTCAAAGCCATTCTGAAATTCCGCCGTAGCAATGAGAAAACAGCGGAAACGAGAGAAGCAGTGATAGATGAAATTGCAGATGTGCAGATTATGCTCTCACAGTTGGAAATTATTTTTAACTGCGTAGCAGAGGTAGAGGATCGAATTGATTTCAAAATCAATCGACAGATGGGGCGAATTAAGGAAAGAGAGGCAAAACGTGATGTTTGTTAAGTCTCAGGATGGAGCGGTAGTTCTGAACAACGACAAGGTAACAGAATACAGCACGGACAGCAAATATGATGGGCGGTACAAAGTTGCTGCCCTCGTAGGAGAAAGCAGAGTAGTGATTGGCAGATACTCCACGAAAGAAAAATGCAGAATGGCGATTTCAATGCTTATGGACTGCTACACCATGAATTTGCTGTTTGAAAGAGGACAAGATGAAAACCCCAGAGACTTAGTATGTGAATATGTGGCGGATCAACCACTTGGAGTGTTCGAGATGCCACAGGAGGATGAAATCGAATAGGAGGACACTATGAACAAAGAATTTTATAGAGGGGAAATCTTCTATATCCGCAACGAGAGTGAATATAGCGGAAATGTACAGGGGGGGGGTAGACCTGCGGTAATCATAAGCAATGATATTGGCAACAATGCAGGCCCAATATTGGAAGTGGTTTACCTTACCACTCAGGAAAAGAAACCGTTGCCGACACACGTTAAAATCAACAGTTCAAAATATCCGTCCACCGTGCTTTGTGAGCAGATTGATACGGTAAACAAGGATAAGGTTGGAGATTACATAGGGCAGTGTTCTATGGCGGAAATGAAAAAGATTGATGCAGCGTTGGCAGTAAGTATCGGCATTGGAATTAACATCAAATCGAATGATCTGGTAAAGAAGTGGGCGGAAGCTGCAAATGAAGCAGTGAAGCCAGACGAGAAAGAACCCGAACCTATCGCAGAAAAGGTGGAGATGCCGGACATTGAGACACAGTTGGAAATTGCAAAGATAACTGCTGAGAGGGACGTGTATAAGCGGTTATACGAGGATGCAATGGCACGGAGATAGGAGGAAGCATGGCTCTAATAAAGAGAGATAGAGAAAACTTCTGGATGTTAAATTGGCTTGATGAATACATGACCGGTCACAAAGGATTTATATGTGGAGGATGTTTCAAAAACATATTCAATAAAGAAAAGGTAAAGGACCTTGATGTTTTCTTTGAGAATGAAAGCGATTTTGATGATGCGGTACAGTATTTTGACAGTCAGACACCAGGATATGACGGAGACGATGTAAGAGATGAGAAATATCATTTCCACTACGAAAACGACAATGTAAAGGCATACAAACACATTGAAACAGGTGTTGTGATTGAACTTTGTTGCAAAATATTTGGAAAACCGGAAGAAATTCTGAATAAGTTCGATTTCACAATCACGAAGTTCGCATATTACAAAGAGGAAGTAGAGGATGAAACTGGTGCGGTAGCGAAAAGACAAGAACTTCCGTTTGAAACTCTGGAAGATGAGCATTTCTTAGAGGAAATTGGAATACCGGAAACACACATTGAGTACAAAATCCTGATGGATGATGCGTTTTTTGAACATCTACATCTTAAACGGATTGTAATTGATAAAGATATTCCATTTCCAATGAGCACTTTTGAACGGATGCTGAGATATGCAAAGTACGGATATTTCCCATGCAAAGAAACAAAGATGAAGATAATCAATGCACTTAGGGATTTGACAGACGAACAGGTTGAATTATCTGAAAGCCTTTATGACGGCATGGATTAAGGAGGAAAGATGAAAAAGACAGCGAGAGTAATTATCACATCAAAGTGCGATCGGAAGTGCCCGGGGTGCTGCAACAGCAAATTGGACTACACATCATTGGCGAAAGTGATTGGCGGTATCACGGCATTAAAGGACTATGAGGAAGTTGTGATTACCGGCGGAGAGCCTATGATAAATCCGGCACAACTCTACACAGTCATTAAAATGCTCAGAAAGCAGAATAAGAGACAGAAAATCTATCTTTATACGGCTTGTCTGACAATGGACGATCATCCGGTAATTTTAAAACACTTGGATGGTATCACAGTAACAGTCCATGCAGAAGCCACAGATGAGGATATTCGTAATCTGAAATACATGAGTTCCAATCTCTACGATGAGGACTTGGATATGCGCCTGTTTATCGACAAGAGGGTGTACGACAGGTACGACTTATCTAATATCTGCATGAAAACATGGGATGTAGTGAGAAAACTGGAATGGAAAGAAAAGTGCGATCCGGCAGAAAACGAAGAACTGTTTTTGTGGAATCTTTATTAAGGAGGCTGCCATGGAAACTTATAGAGTTGTATCAATTACAGACAGAAAAGGCAATCCGAGAATTGAGGGCAGATACCCTCTCAGAGTAGGGAGAATGTGCAAGAAACCCACTCCAAGAAACGGAGATGCCATGATGATTGAATGGTTGGCTCAGCCGGATGGAACACCGTATGTCGGCATGATTGTTACGAGTACAGTTATCGGATTCAAGACCGAGGATAGAGGAAAATACATTGAGGTAACAACCAGAAATTCAATCTACACATTTGAGAGAGTATGAGAGAAACAGAAACTTTTGAGTATATCCGCCGGAAGTACCCGGACAAGGAAGAAACATGGAGAAAAGTCACACGGCTTGTTAAGTTTGATGAGAATTTGGAAGTAAAGAGTGTGCATGACTTCAACATGGAGTGCTACATATCATCATTTGGCAGACTCATACGGAATGGGATCCTATGCAATATGGCATACGGAGATAAATACGATATTTCCAGTATGTTCACAGATACAGACGGAAACCAAGTGCGATTTAAGAGACACCAGATAGTTATGCAGACGTTCTACATGGGTAACAGACGGCGGTATGACACAGTAGACCATATAAATAACAGAGAGAGGTTCGACAACAGCATATACAACCTGAGATGGGCTGATAAAAGAGTACAGTGCGGAAACCGCAGGGACAAGCCGGGGAAACATCGCATGGTTATCTGCATAGGCGATGAGGAAGAAATCTTTTTCTCATGTCGTGAGGCGGAACGACTGTACAATCTACCGCCGAACTCGGTCGGTAAGGTATGCCGCGGAGAACTAGAATCCATATATGGTTACAGATTTGGATATTTATAAGGAGATCAGAAATGGGAAAAGATTGGACCGGAAACTCTTGGTGCATCCAACCACACAGAGAAAGAAAGAGAGATTAACGACTACTATGCGACAGACCCTATCGCAGTAGACGCATTGTTACAGGGGGGGGCAGAGCTGAATCATAAGATTTGGGAGTGCTCTGCAGGACAAGGACACTTATCAGAACGTCTCATAGAACTTGGGTACGAGGTACGCAGTACGGACCTTATCGACAGAGGGTATGGAGAGGGTGGAATAGACTTCTTGCAGGCAACAGAAATGTGGGATGGCGATATTCTTACCAATCCTCCATACAAGTACGCGAAAGAGTTTATTGAACACGCAATGACGATCATACCGGACGGGAGAAAAGTGTTCATGTTTCTTAAATTACAGTTTTTGGAGGGAAAGGCTAGAGGCGAACTGTTTAAGAAATACCCTCCGAGATATGTATATGTGTCACGCAGCCGTATTCTGTGCGCCAAAAACGGAATGTTTGAGGAAATGAAAGCCGGAGGCGGAAGTGCAGTTGCGTATGCGTGGTATGAGTTTCAAAAAGGTTATAAGGGAGTGAGCATTATTAAGTGGATAAATTAGATTTTGGTTACTACAACATGGACTGCATGGCCGGCATGAAACTTTTCCCTGATAAATACTTTGATGTGGCAATCGTAGACCCACCATACGGAATCAATGCGCCGAACATGGCGATGGGAACCAATAAGAGCCGGACGAAGAACGGTTATCCATCCGAAAGCACCGCAAGCAGATTGAAACGGAGTGGACAGGTAAAGGAATGGGATAGCAAACCGCCAACGGAGGAATACTTCAAAGAATTGTTTCGCGTATCGAAAAATCAGATTATATGGGGCGGAAATTATTTCAATCTGCCACCAACAAAGTGCTTTGTTGTATGGGATAAGGTGCAGCCGTGGGATGCCTTTTCGCAAGCGGAGATTGCGTGGACTTCTTACAATCTCCCGGCAAAACTGTTCAGATACTCAAACACTGGCGGAACAAATTCAGAGAAGCGCATCCATCCAACCCAGAAACCGATAGCATTGTACGAATATCTAGTAGGTGCTTTTAAGCTATCGGGGGGGGGTGGTACTTGACACCCATGTAGGATCTGCGTCAAGCCTCATTGCATATCGCAGAAACGGCGTGAGGTTTGTAGGGTTTGAGATAGACACCGAGATGTATGAGGTTTCAAATGCGAGACTGGAAAGAGAAAAAGCACAATTATCCCTATTCGATTTAGGGATGGAAAGGAATGGAGATGAGTAGTTTTGTACCGATTTATGCGGTTGATTTTGACGGAACACTCTGCGAAAGTAAGTGGCCCGGAATTGGCGCGCCGAACAAAAAACTGATACAGCATCTTATTCAACGCAGAACAGAGGGAGCAAAAGTGATCCTTTGGACTTGCAGGGTGGAAGAACATCTGAAAGAAGCGGTGGACTGGTGCAGTAAATTTGGCTTAGAGTTCGATGCGGTCAATGATAATCTGCCGGAAAACGTTGAAAAATATGGTAACAATCCAAGAAAAGTGTATGCCACTTGCTATATTGACGATTTGGCTGTGGATAAAAGAAAATACGATCTTCCGTTTCATGCGGACGAAAAGATCGACTATTCAAAATTCGATAAATACCCTCTCGGAAGTGAGTGGATGTTAAAGACGGAATATGCAGAGCTTCCGGTGGTAGTAGAAGAGGTAAATGCTTTTCACGGGTATATCAGTGTAAGAAGCACGAGCGAAGAGGATAAATTTAGATATTTTAAGGTTCGCCGTGATATTGAATGGTTTTATGACAAATTATTTCCAAAGGAGTGATGCGTTTATGAAGAAAAAGAAAATCAATCCGCAAGAATTTGACTGTGGATGCTGTGGAAATCAGATTTATAAGAGCCGCCTTAGAGACGAGGTAAAGTGTTGTTATTGCGGTTATATCAATCATGTAGGGAAATACACAGGTAGGAGGAAGAGACTTGGATAAAACGAAAATAGAGTGGGCTGACAGCACATGGAATCCGATTACCGGCTGCCGTCATAAATGCCATTATTGTTATGCTAGAGGTATTGCAAACCGCTTTGTATCACGGAAAGGATGCCATCTGGTAGAACCTGAGACATACAAACTCGGAGACGATGGTTCTGAAACTTATGAGATCAATGAGCAACCGTATTATGTTGATGATGAGACCGGAAAACAATTCAGATGTGCCTATCCGCATGGATTTGTGCCGACAATCCACAGATACCGCATGGGAGAATACAGAGACAAAAAGAGGCAGAGAAATATCTTTGTCGGTTCAATGTCGGATGTGTTTGGAGAGTGGGTTCCTGATAGATGGATCAGGGAAGTGTTTAATGCTTGTGAGAAAGCTCCACAGCATAATTACCTCTTCCTCACGAAGAATCCTAGAAGATATATGGAGCTGCATCATTACGGAGAATTACCACTCAGAGATAATATGTGGTACGGAACGACAGTCACAGATCCAGATACGGAGTATATGGGGCAGGACGGACACTATGAGTTCCATACGTTTTTGTCAGTAGAGCCTATACTGGCAGACTTCGGAGAGCTGAGTGAGAAATCATACATCCCGGAGTGGATAATCGTAGGAGCTGAGACTGGCAGCAGAAAAGATAAAGTCATACCAAGACGAGAATGGATTGAAAATATTGTGGAGCAGTGCAGAAAGTACAACATACCGGTATTTATGAAACCAAGCCTCACGGACATTTGGGGCGAAGAACTCATTCAAGAGTTTCCGAAAGCCCTTATCCATGCCTGATTTATTCCAGAGCATTGATAAGAATATGGTTAAATCGCCGGTAGCGTACTGCAAAACACACAAAGGGTATCTATCAACGAAGCAAATGAAAGTCCATAAGTGCCTGCAGATAGGATGCACTGGACTGGAAAGGTTGGAACATCCCTACTGGGAGGAACGCCAACGAAAAAAGGATGAAGCAAAGAGGAAAAAGAAACAACAGTAAATTGGTTCACGTTTCATTTGATGAAGTAGAGAGATTTGTTCCGAGAGTTTCGAAACAGATTTGCCAGGATGAGGATAACACCACTCCGAGGATATGCGTAGCACCTAACATATTGAGTGCAATCCAAGCGATGCCGCAAGGCGGAACAGTGGTGTACAACATGGCAAGAATCGGCGCGCCGGTTGTTATCCATGCGTATTACATAGAGAGTGATGCTATCCTCATGCCGGAGCAGATAGCGGATAAAGTGCCGGATGCCGTTGCCACAGGAGAAATGTGGGTTATGGCTGTTCCGGCAGCAGTCCGGCGGATAGATTACGAGATTGTTGATCCGTATGTGCCTATGAGGATTGATAGGAATGGCACGAGAGAACGATTTCTTGTATGGTACGGAGAATTGAAACGGGTTCGGTATCAGGATAATTGGAGAAATCTATCTACCAGAACAGCCAGAAATCAAAAGGCGGTAGAGTGGTTTATGGAAAATAAGCCAGACATATCGTACAGAACGTTTATGTCAAACATGGACGATGAACTATTGAAATCATTCCATGTGGAATTAAAGGAGGTATGGGAGTGAACAAACAGAAGAAATTAGCAAAGCAAAACACGCCGTTGTATAAGAGAGTACCGACACTTAATCTGGTGGACTATTCGGATATAAAAGTGCCGCTAGTAGTGATATATGACAGTCCGAAAGATTTTCCGGGGAAAGTGGTGGCAAGAGTATGGGACGGAGAGAAAAGCCGGCCAACAAATGTTTACTGCGAATATGAAAATCTCGAAAGATGCGAAAAAGATGTAATGTCAGCCGGATTCATGTTTAAGTTTCCGAGGACACCAGAGGACGATGCGTGCATCGTTGAAACATACATGAGATAGGAGGATTGCAATGGCAAAGAAGAGAAGCTGCCGCAGAACAGTAAATGAAGATAAGGTACATGAAAAAGCGGTTAAAATCCGCAAAATGACTGATGAACAGTTAGTGCAGTATGTCAATGACAGAGTGGAAAAAGCCAGGAGTGAGGGATTTAATCAGGGAAAGAAATCGGCTACCGGAATGACGATCAATGATTTTCTGAAAGAAATCTCAAAAATCAAAGGTGTTGGAGATGCCACAATCTGCAAAATCATGGAGCATTTCAGAGAGAAAGGAATCCGGGATGAATAAGACACCACTGCAAATATTCGAGGAACGTAACGAAAAGGATTGCTGTCTCAACTGCGGAAAACTGATTGTTAAGCAGACAGACGCAGGGCATATAAATTTCTGCGGAGAAACAGGAAAGATCATTCTCGATATGTTCCTTGATGTTGGAACTCATTTTCCAAAATGCAAGCATGAGAGAAAGGAGGAACCTATGCGTATACAGAATCACATACCAATCAAGGCAGTAGCAATCAGAGAAGAGGACGGATTGGAAATCGGAACGGAATATGATGTAGAGGACATTATGATGGGGCAGAGCAATACGAGTGTGAGCTTAGTAGGAATGAAAGGATCATTTAATAGTATTTCATTCAAGTTCATGCACGATGGCAGAGAGATTGACATTTTCAGAAGCCCCTTAATCAACCCGTATATGAGATTTAACGGCAACAACGGGATTTGTTATAAGGAGTAGCTGATGATAAAAACGTGGTATGAGGAATACGAGAAGATAAAGGATAAGGCGATAGTGGTATTTGGATACGAGTGGGAGTCTATGGCAGATGAACAGAAAGAGAAGATCCTAGCAGAGAAAACCGTGATAATGAGCGGAGACAGCGGATATGCCTGCAAACGCTATCAAATTATCGGAAACGCAAACAATCTGTCAGACCATGAATGTGCCATAATAGCGGATGGCGGAAATCTCTGCTTTGGGTACAGAATGGAGGGACAGGAAATCGTTGTATACACAGATTAAAGGAGGACAATATGGAAGCAAGAGAACTGGCAAATAAGCTCTATGGACGAGCATACGGAGATAGTTTCGACGATGTACTGGAAGAGGCAAAACAGAGCGGTCTCGTCATTGTGACGGGTGCATCAGATGATCTGATGGAGTTCAATGGAGCAATCTGCGATGAGGGAGGCTGTTTTGATGGCGGAAGAGTTTATTTCGATAAGGATGGAGTAGACCAGGAGGGAGAAGAACGTGCCAACTGGATAGATGCCAGATGGTGTGATGGCATGAACCGAGATGGACTTCCGGCAACGTGGACATATGAGACAGAAATTCCTTGTGAGAGATTTGATATTTGGGAAGATGGAGAGGTCTATTGCGTAGGTCTGGTGTTCTCAATCGAGGATCTGAAATGAAAACCGCAGAAACCGTAGCGTTGGAAAAAGCAATCAGAAGAGCCACATACAAAATGGGAACATTTGGCTGCTATGAGGTAACAATAGGATATGGAGGCAAGGAGCGTGTGGACTACATGACATACGACACAAAGGGCATTTTCCGATGCTATGAGGTCAAGGTATCAAAGGCAGATTTCCATAGTGCAGCAGTTAAATCGTTCGTAGGTCACTACAACTATTATGTGCTTACCAGAGAACTTTACGATCAGGTCAAAGGAGAGATCCCAGACTGGGTTGGTGTGTATATTGGCGATTACTGCGCCAAGAAAGCCAAGAAACAGGATTTATCCGATAGGGAATATAAAACACGCCGTTCAATCAATGGGCGCAGTACAGAGGTATCTACGCCGTGGGTGGAAATGCTCAAAGAAAGTATGATCCGGTCACTGTACCGTGACTCAGATAAGCTGATTCAGACAGAGGACGAGCAGTACATAAGCCGCCTCAGAAGCCAGATTGACAAGGCAAGGACTGAAAGGGACAGAGAATCCAAGAAGTACCTCAGATTATGGAAAGCCGTAAGGAAAGAATTTGGCGATGAAAAGGCATGGGAACTCATAGAAAAGGCAGAGGAATAAAACCTCTGCCTTAAATTATTTCCTGCCATTTATGGCAATCACTACATCATCAAAACCGGAATCAGAGTAGCAAGTGCCCTCCTGAGAAAGAGTTGTACCTGGCTGCAATTCTTGGTTATCATCCATAAAAGATAATTCGCTAAAATTAACCATCTTCCCATCTTTAAGGTACACCACATCCATCCACACATAATCTGCTGCGGAAGTTCCGTTGTTTGTCACGGATGCAACAATGCCGCTGTCGGTAGTATTGTAGTCAACGGATAAGTCAGAATAGACAGGAGAGTATTCTTTTTCCTCAGATACGGACAGTGCGTAATCAAAACTATCAATCTTATCCCATTCATCAAATGTGGTCCATATACCGGCTGTTTGCCCTGGAGCAACCGCTTTTGTTCCATCACTGGAAGAACCAACCATACTGCCGGAAGAATCCAATGCGGTCACATTCAGATCAATACTCACAACCTTATCTGAATTGTTTGTTACATACATAACGTAATACATAAAAGAATCATCCACAGTACAGGAATAATCCTGCGTACTCATCAAATCTGCAAGATCTGTTTTGTCTTTACTTTCTGTCGTAGTCGTGACCGCAGTAGTGCCATTTTTGGTAGATGTACCGCCACCACAACCAGTCAAAAGAACGGCCGACAGTAACAGTATGGCAAAATATCTCATCTTCATAGACATATCCTCCCTATATAAATGTTTAGTCCATTATACATCAATGTGTCTATCAATGCCACATTATTCGCTTGCCTTGAAATTATATATAGGTTTCAGAATCGCAAGAATATCAACGGTTTCTCCAATA